GATCCGTGCAAGAAGCAGTGTGAAAAATACGGAGCGCTTACCATACCGTTTTGCGCGGAAGTGGAAGATGCAGTCATAGCCGACGTCAACTATCAGTGGATGCGATGGTTGAGAAAATACCAATTTCGAACCCCACAACTCCAGACGGAACAAGAGATTATTTCCGGTTCTATGGAATACCGATACGTGCGTAAGATGAATCCAGATTCGTCGATGGGTTATCCGTTGGCCATGCGAGCTAAGCAAGCAGGCAAACGAGACTTCATCGATCCGGATCTTGGCGTAATTACGGATGCAGAGGCACGACAAGTTGTAGAGGAGGCAGAGGCTGAGTTACTCGCCGGTGAACGACCTTTGTTCATTTGGCAGGACTGCAAGAAGGATGCCCGAGTTCTGAACGAAAAGGTAAAGAAAGGCAAACAGCGCGCTTTTGTTATAGCGCCTTTTGCACAGACTTATCTATCGCGAAAGTACTTCGGGGATTTCATTGCTACGGTAATGGCTGCTCATAACGACAACTCGTGTTCCTTAGGGATTGATCCAGAGGGACCAGAATGGAAATACCTTAAATTTCGCTTGGCGAAGTGGGGAGGAAAACAGATGCGTTGCGGCGATCAAAGCAACTACGACGGCAACGTTGCGAACCAATGGGTTCGTGGACTCTTGTACCTGATTCAGGACTTTTACCAAGATGAACATTTCCGTGTTCGCACAATTTTGTTTGCGGATTTCATGCAGACGTTTCATATTTTCTACAACTTTGCGTCTAAGAGTTGGGTTTTGTACCAAACTCTACATGGCAATAAGTCGGGATGTATTTTGACGACTGTAATGAATTCGTACGTGAATGCGTGCGTGATGCGGGCTGTTTACCAGTACATCTGGTGTAATTTGTACACGAAGCATGAAGATGCGGACAATTACCAGATGGTGGAAGATTTTGACCCAGAACTTGTGTCCATGGACTTGGCGGATTACAACGCTAATGTCACGGAGGCATATTTCGGCGACGACGACGGTGGAGAAACTTCTCCTTATGCGAAGTGGTTCAACATGATCAACATCCAGCTAGCTTTGGAAGCCATGGGCTATACTTACACTAGCGCGAAGAAAGATGGAACTATCGTACCATTTTTACCTCTTTCGGAGTTCTCGTTTCTGAAACGTGGATTCCGTCAAGATACAAGGTATCAAGACGTATGGTGGGCTCCGTTAGATCTCGCGCCGGTTAACGAATTGCTCAATTGGACTAAGGATGGCCGGGACCGAGAATTGGCGTTCCGCGACAACTTTGAGACGTTTCAACACTACTTGGCAGAGTATGGCCAAGAAAAGTATGAAGAAGAAATGCG